TCAGGAAGCTTTCTGATTAACACCTCCGTTTAGTATCCATTCTTCAACCGCGCTCTTGAGAAATGCTTTTGGGCGCGTTCTGACGGGCTTGGGAAAATTATGCGACTCACAATACTTCCACATGGTTGTGCGTGAGGTAATCTGCAATTTTTCCATGACTTCTTTTTCTTGGATCAGGGTAATGTCAGACATAGCTACTCCTTTGGTGGCTTACTGATGAAGCTGTCGATGATGAAAAGGGTGACGATGGCGAGCCAGGTGATTAGCTCGCCCGGGGAGATGTCGGGGATGGTGGTCACAGGTCTTTTACTTCTTTCTCACCATTTACCCAGCCATCCTCATAATCCGTTTCACCTTCGCTAATCAGGCGGGCGTGCTCGACTACATCGCTCCAGTTCATGTTATTGGCAGCCCAATCCTCAACCTCAAATGGGTCATGCTCAAAAAGTGGCATAGTGTCTTCAGCAAGGCTTTTCTCAACGTCACCACCACACTCACCTGCGTAATAAGTTGCGCGGTGCGTTGCAATAATACTGACGGGTACAGCCCATACGCTTTCATCTGGCATAGTTACAAACAGGTGTTTGGACATAGTGATTCCTCACGCATAGCGCGATAGTAAAAGGTTAGGGGCGTTAGCCCATCAGGACGTAATAGATAGCCAGGGCGGCGATAGTGATAAGCAGGTGAAGTGGTGTAAGCATTCTTAGCGGCGCACCTCCGCACATTCCAAAATAACCCGCGGGCGAACCATCCTGATGCGCTCAGCCATCTGCTGGCATTCGGTCAGGGTGGGGAAGATGGTTTCTGATACGGGGACGGTGCGGCAATCAGTAGTGCATGAGGTGAGTAAGAGAACGAAGCCGGCGAGCATTAGCTAACCTCCGGTGGCTCTGGTAGTGGCATCCAGTGGGTTACTTTGCCAAAGAATCCTTCTCCTCCCCAGCAATCACCATTCCAGGAGCAATTCCACTGATAATGGCTTTTTCCCAAGCTGTTTTGCTCTTCGACGTAGCACCAATAGCGACCGCCTTCATTTGGTACTCGTTCGCTACATTTAATCCACTCGCTCATGCAACCTCCAACACCTTAGTTAACGTTCTGACACCAGTAATCACCGTCGCTGCCATAGTCTTGCGCCGGGTGACGACCTCTATCTGATAGAACCTGCCGCGATATGCGACTGAGTAAATCCGGGGATGAAACTTGTTGCCCTCGCCATACTTGGCTTTATGCGTTTCCAATGCCTTCATGGCTGCGACGATGTGAACAGGCTCTTTATCTCCCTTAATGACTTCCTTCACGTGCCACCTCAAAAGCCTTTACGCACTCCAGGGCGGTGAGTTCGATGTGCTTTTGCATGGCTTGCAATGACTGCACATCCTCTTTCTTCACATCATGAACAATGAGTGCATTGATCAGCTGCTCCAGCTTGTTGTAATAGCCAAGTCGTGACAGCACTTCACTACCAGCACTCTTCCCGCTTTTGGCGACTTTCTTCTCACACAGGACAAAGTCATGAGATGACACTTCAATAACGTATTTATCGCCGATGTTAATCTTCATAGTGGTTTCCTTCAGGCGTAAAAAAACCGCTCAAGGCGGCTTGTGATGGGTGATAAAAACCCCGCAGAGGCGGGGTCATTTATGGTCTTATTTAGTTGAAGTAGGCTTAGGATTGAATTGCTTTACTGCATGATCAAGCTCCGACTGATGTGGAGGGGTAAACTCAGATGCAGCGTTGTAAAATTCATCACCTGACTTCATTCGGTAAACGGTAAGACTCCGCCAAATCCTTGGATTCTCACTTTCTAAGATAGATACTTTTGGTAGACCTGATACGTACTGTAATGGCTCCCCAGAATACCCGGTTGCAAAGATTAAATAATCATCCATTACTTTCCCTCCTCCCTAAAGTAGACCGGATCAATCCCACGCGGGAACTGCTGACTTACCTCCCTGTAGTGCTGCAGCCTCTCCCTGAAATAATCCCTGTATTCCTCCGGCTGCTCCGCTTCCACATGCTGCGGGATAACCGGCTGATTCATCCTTTCCTTGTATGCGACTGATGACGCCGCAAGGTCAACGTTCACCTTGTCACGTTCTTCTCTGCTGCGTTCTGCGATATTGAAAGACATAGGCATACCTCCTGAATGGAGTATACGCCGGAAAGAGAAGGGTGCTATACCTGGCTGTTCAGGCGGAGCACTTCGGCGCGGCAGGAGTTCCAGCCATAATTTTCAATGTTATCGCAGAGCGCGTTGTCATTGCTCACGGCCTTTTCATCTGGCACCTGCACCACCGGCGCTGGCGGGGCGGTGTAGAGAATGCGCGTTTTGACGCCATAGCGTTTGCACTCTTCATAATGCGACTTTGTGACAGAAGACATGAAGCCGTTCATCTCCGCCTCATACACGGCCGGTTCGGGTCGCTTATTCAGCTCATCCGCCAGCGCATCACGCTCTGCCTTAAGCTCAGCATTCTGCCGCAACAGGCTAAGCATGACGCTCGGTGTGCTCACCTCAAGATAGGCTTCCATTGCCTTGGATAGCGCTTCCTGCTGCTTCCCTGCGCACTCTATGCTTGCGCTAACCAGTGCTTCCTGAAGCCGTTTAGCCACCGCTTCAAACTGACTAAATTCCTCCGGCACAACCGCTTTCCCTACGATGTGGCAATCCCCAATCGGGGCGGGCTGTTTGTCTGTCATGATGAGTCCTTACGTGATTAACCCTGACGGACAGCGCCGCCAAAGCCCCTGATTGGGTTAGTGTAGTCGAGGTAAATATCAGTGTTAGCAGGCTGCTCTCTGGTGAACATCTGCCTGTCTTTAGCGAGAATATGCTCAGGGCATAGTGGGTAGAACGCCGCTTCCTTGTTGAGCGCGTTGAGCCTCATCCTGTTGAGGCGCTCATGCTGCAATCCCTGTCTGGCGCACTCCACTGCCTTGAGCGCACCAGCAACGATGAGAGCATCCCTTTCTTTGATTCGGCGGAGCTTGTCCAGGTATTTTGGACGCAGCTCAACCGGCAGGTTGTCGTAGACATCCTGCTCGTGGCTGGTGAGCATGTGGGGTTACCTGTGAAGGTTAGAAGGGGGTATCGTCGTCAAAATCCATTGGCGGCTCTTCCTGCTGAGCCGGGCGTTGCGCTTGCTGCTGGCGCTGAGGTGCCGGCCGTTGCTGCTGGCCATCATCACCCTGGCGACCGCCAAGCATTTGCATTACTCCGCCAACGTTGACGTGAATCTCTGTTGTGTACTTCTCGACACCTGCTTGGTCTGTCCACTTTCGCGTGGCCAGCTTGCCTTCGATGTATACCTGCGAACCCTTACGCAGATATTCACCGGCCACTTCTGCCAGCTTCCCGAACAGCACCACCCGGTGCCATTCGGTTTTTTCTTTCTGCTCACCGGTTGCTTTGTCACGCCATGATTCTGACGTGGCCAGCGTAATGTTGGCCACAGCACCGCCACTGGGCATGTAACGCACCTCGGGGTCTTGCCCCAGATTACCAACGAGAATTACCTTGTTAATGCCTTTGCTTGCCATTTATGCCGCCTGCTTTAGTTCTGAACCGCGTGTCTTAAAGACTTCCACGCACTTCTGTTGATGTTCGGGATGCTTGGCCAGGGAGTTCCATGCCGGTTTGTATATCGCCTTCAACTCTTCAACCGTGTTACTTGCCCCAGCTTGAGCCGTGAATTCAGCCAGGATTTCATCAGGTGTTCTGCTGGCCACCTCATGAACCTCTGAGTCAGGATCAACAGCAGTCTCTTCTGTGGGAATGCAGAACGCCTGAAACGCAGCGTACTTGTAGGCGATAGACATAGCCTTATTCGTGGCCTTGTCGCCGCTATCCATAGCCTCGCCGTAGGTGGTGACTGTATGGGTGCTGCTGTCTTCTGTAGACACGAAATCGAACTCTGCCCTGACCACGACATAGAACAACACGCCACCTTTCTGTGTGGCTCGCTCGGTCACTGTGCGCTCTGTGATGCGCGGCAGAATGACCAGGTTGTGCTTGGCCAGCATGGGTGCCAGTGCGTTATACACCTGGTCGATGCCACGGAAGTTGAAGCCCTGCTGCTGGTTGCGGCGGTCTTTGCTGATACCAACCGCCGCCATGTCCTTGGCCACCGCGCTGATGGCCTGATAAACCTTCTTCACTGTCATTGATAGTTCCCCGCAAACTCATCCCAGCTAATCTCTGGGTTCTGCCGTTCCGCAGCCAGGTTAACCGGCTCGCCAATATCAACCGGCTCATCAGCCAGCACGTCTTTCACCAACGCGATGAAAGCGTCATCACTCCATTCATTCATGCTGCATACTCCTGTGGTGCGGTAACGCTGTAACCCTGTCCTGTAAGCCACTCAACTACCGCTGCGATATCCAGGTTATTGAGGATTTCTTTTTCATCAGCGATGCCATATAGGGCTGCATCAATAGCTTCCACTTTGTATTCACCAGGCCGGGCTGCCGGCCTAATGTGAAAGTCCCGGCATTCAAATTTCAGGTTCATGGTAATAGCCCCTTGCTTTGGCAGAACTCGCGAGCCATCAGCTGATAGCCAGCGGCGTTGTTTGGATATTCACGACTACTCCCGCTTATCGTGATGATGAGAAGCTGACCGGCGATGGTGAACTTCATGGATGCCTCACTGAACGAGTGAATGAACGCCAGCCAGAACGGAGGCGCTCGGTAATAATGTCGAGTAAAGAGTTATTGAAGCTATTGGCACCCATGATGGTGCCGCCTGCGATAGCTAAATCCATCACGGGTGGTTCCTTAAGTTGATTGTTTACATAGCAGAGCAGTCTCAAATGAAGCTGTTTTGATATGCAGTAAAAGGTGTGCGAATTTAATTAATTCCTGGGGGACTGATTAAATATATTTAAGGCTTAATTTATGGCTATAAATACCAATAAAAACAGCGGGTTCAAAGTGTGATGCGCTGCTCTTTATTTATACCACCGAGAAGTGCTAGGGTGTTTTTTTCGCAATCTTGATAAGGGGCTACTGATGTCAGATTTAATTATCAATCCGAAAACTAATCCTCAATTAGCAGCCCAGCAACTTGTCATTGAGCTAATTAGAGCAGGGCGGTTGCATGAATTCACGCAAGATGGCGATGCTTCTTATTTGATTAATTTGTTTGACCAAATAGAGAAACATTTCACTGAGAAATATGCGGTCTCAGAAGGTGCCAGCCTAAGCCGGATTAAGTAGCCAGTGGCACCGTCGAGCTGACTCAGTGAATCAGCTCTGCGGTGTCACTCATTGGGTGCCAGCACGTACCTCCAGTGAGTTGCTTGAGTACATACGCGTTTGAATAGGTCGGCCGATATGAGGCGGAATTCTAAGTCTGGTTGCTTATTGGGCGTATAAGCTAAGACCCTATAAGGTGATTCAGGGTCGGGCATGGCATCGCTGCATTTAATCCACTTCATCTCACTCTCCTGTTAGCGGTTACTGGCCCAATGCTTGGGAAATCGCTTCTCTTGCGTCCCTTTCAGCAGTCCGAAGTCCGACTGAACTGCCGTATTCCATGGCTTTCATTAAGTTTTGAAGAGCAAAAAGAAGTTTTGGAGACGCTGATATAAGCGCGGCATCACGGCAATCATTTACGGTTGCTACTTGCACGTTATCAACGCCGCTACCTGCATATATTTCATCTCCGAACTGCACATTCCACGGCCCCGGCGTTCCCTTAAACTCACTCATCTCTTTCTCCTGTTAGCAGGCATAAAAAAACCGCCTCGTGGGCGGCTATATGTACACAGGCCAGAACACCTTTCGCGCTGGCACTTCCCCGAACCTCAGCTCCTTGCTGCACTTAGCCTTCCACTGGCGACCGTATAACTTCTGGCAGAACGCCTGACGCTGTACGGAGTTGAATGATGTTGTTCTCATGGTTACCTCACTCAAATTAACGGGATGCTTTTGCCGCGCATCTTCTGACGGGCGTTAACCTGCTGCCCTAGGGGATTGCGCACCTTCATGTGTTCACGGCGCTGCTTCTCTTCGCGCTTCTGAGCGATTGGCTCGTGATGGCCGATAGCCTTCTGTAGCTGCCGGCCATACCCTTCAGCACTGGATACTGCTTTCACTACGCGCTCAAACGGCTTTCTCACCGCCTGAGTGGTAGCCTTTGGCTTCGACCCCAAGGTCGCGCATTTGATGCCTCCAGTGCTTTCACGCTCTGCTGCACGGCGTGCTCTGCGGCGATTCTTGGCATTGTCAGAGGCCAAGAGAGTGATAACTACAGTCATGTTTACCTCCGGTAATTGGCTTAGGTGATTGGATGGCCGGTGCTCCTCGCCGTTCACGTGCGCTGGTTTTGCCACCGTTCAAGACGGATTTGTTATCCCGCGACTTCAGCCGACGCCGGGTACCCACTTCTTATCCCCAGCCATGCGCTTGCATTCATCCAATCCCAAAGCCAACTTCACTTTGAGCCACACTCTCGCAGTGGCTGCGCTCATGCCCTTGAGATACTGTCGCAATGTGCCGCTAATAACCGGTGTGCGTCTGGCGTTCGCACTGCTTTACCGGAGCTACTTTTTATTAGAAACCTTGACCCGCTGCTAAGCAGGCTCACTCAATGGTGACTCAGGGCAGCATCACTACTGCTGAATTGCCTTTCGGCTGCGGTCTAACCCGCATGAACGCTACATATAGCCTCCTGTTTGGTTAAACTCGTTCCCCGCATTACTGCGGAGAAAAACCCCATCAATGTTAAAGAGCGCCACCGTCCTGGTGTGTACTGCGTCCTGCTGATGGAGCTAAATTTAAGACAACTTAAATCTATGGTCAAGTGGCATTTTAAAGAAAACTTAAATTATTTGGCGTGATTTAAGAAAGTGATTGGATTTTAGAGGGATTTTTTAAGCAGAGATAATAAAAAACCCGCACGATGGCGGGTTGATTTTGTGATCAGGATCTTCTTTTTCGGTATCTGCGGTGCTCAACCATTGTTCCTACGATGCGGATTGGAACTTGGTCAGAGCGAAGGGTGGGGTAGTCTTCATTAAGAGGCACCAACTCATATACGTCCGCGCCATCGATAACTCCGCGTGGTCGATACTTTTTAAAGAGGGCTTCTTCCTCTCCATTTTTCGCCACAACAAAGTCGCCAGGTAGAGGAGCGATGTCTGGATCAATCACAACGGCATCCCCCTCCCGGAAGTCAGGTTCCATGGAGTCGCCTTTGATAATTAGGGTGAAGGCTGAATCAGATAAGTCCATATTCGTATGCAAAAACTCTATATCACCCTCTATAGAGCGAATGGTGCATTCGGCTGTCCAGTATCCAGCTTGTACATAACTGATGATAGGAACTGCGCGAAAGTCTATAGACGCTGGGGCGACGTTGCTGGCCGAGCCATCTCCGTTATTAAGGTATGAGGCATCGCACCCCAGCGCTTGCGATAGCCGTAGCAAGTTATCACCCCGTGGTGCGGTGTCATCTTTCTCCCACTGAGAGATAGCGACATGAGATACACCAACTCTGGATGCTAAATCCTTTTGAGTCAACTTAAGCTCTTTGCGTCTCGCACGGATGCGATCGCCGACCGTTTGCATTTTCATAGTTAAGACATCTTAAATCTTGTTGACTTAAGTTTCCTTTAGAATGATAATTTAAGTGTTCTTTAATTTCGGAGCGAGTCCATGTACAAGAAAGATGTAATCGACCACTTCGGAACTCAGCGCGCGGTAGCCAGAGCGTTAGGTTTGACCGACGCAGCTGTATCTCAGTGGAAGGAAGTTATTCCTGAGAAAGATGCTTACCGACTGGAAGTCGTCACCGCTGGCGTTCTGAAGTACCAGGGCCAAATCTACCGCCCAGCTGCATAAACAGCACCGCTCTTTATCAATCTGAACCGCTCCCGCCGAAATGCTGGAGCACCATCGTGGAAGCCTTAACCGGTTTACCACTTAATCAACTACTTATTCAATACGGAAAGTATCTCAAATGGAAAACGCAACAACACGCAAATCGAGCACCGTCGTATTTATCGGTCGTCATCTCCTGGCCACCGCGCACCAGGCGCTATCGAATACACGTCAAACCGTGGTTGCAAAGCTGCTCAACGTAGCGGATTCAACAGTCCTTCGCAGAACCGAAAAATTCCCAGAACTCATGGAAACTCTCGCCGCAAGTGGCGTAGAGGATTTTGTCATGCGTGGAGAAAAGAAAATATCTCTGGAGGAATACCGCTGGCTGATGTCAACGGCGATGAACTTCGCAAAGCTGCAGTTGGAGATAACCAAAGAAAAAGCCCCGAGCTGCGCTAACAGCTTCGAGGCCTAAGCGAATTAATTGGCATCAATTCACGGGAGTAATTATATGCGAAAACGCAGAATATTCAAAGCACAAGAAGAGAGGCGACACCAAGATTCACCAGACGGGCTGGTTGTTGCAGCTGCTAACAACAAGGCGTTCGCAGAGCGTCTGATTGGCGTTTTCAGGCTGGCTAAGGCGGGGGTGAAGAATGGGAGTCGTTAAGTTATCAGATTACCAGAGGCCGTCTGTAGAGGCCGTGGAGCGTAGAGTGGCGCAGCTTGAAGATGGGTTCACTCGCTTAGCTAACGAACTGCTCGATGCAACGATGGCTTCTGGGCTGAGCGAAACTGAACTCTGTATCGTCATCGCAGTGTGGCGGAAGACATACGGCTTCAGCAAGAAGATGGACTGGATCAGCAATGAGCAGCTTGAGGAGATGATAGGCAAGCATCACACTCACTGCTCAACGGCTAAGAACCTGCTTATCAGGAAGAAAGTCCTGCTTCAGGAAGGCCGGAAAATCGGCATGAATACCAACGTATCTGAGTGGGAAACAAAGAATAACGGATTCTGCAAAACATTAGCTAAACCTGCTAAGAAAACCTTAGCAGAAGTCGCTAACGAACCTTCGCAGAAGTTGCTAACCACAAAAGACAATATACAAAAGAAAAAAGAAAACACCCCCAACCCCCTCACGGGTGTTGGCGCTCAGCAGGTTAAACCTGAAAGACGAAAACCCATTCGCATCGATTACGAAGCCTGCATGAGCGCCTACAACGACATCGTCGGTGACAAGCTTCCCCACGCTGTAGAGCTGAGCGATGAGCGCAAGCGCAAGATGAAAACCCTTGTCACCTCCCTGGCTACGCCAACCGCTGAAGGCTTCCGTGCTTACGTGAACGCGTTCATGCAGCAGGCGAGGCCGTTCCACTTCGGAGACAACGACCGGGAATGGGTAGCAACGCTCGATTATCTGCTGCAACGCAAGACACTGACCAAAGTACGTGAGGGAACACTCTGATGAACCAAGATATCGAAGCCAGCGTAATCGGTGGCCTGCTGATTAGCGGTTTGACCCCAGTAGCAAACGAGGTGCTCAGCACCCTAAGCCCAGAAGCATTCGCCATCAAGTTTTATCAAGATACTTATCGGGTGATCCAAGGGCAGGCAAGAACGCGGCACTTAATCGATGCGATGATGGTTGCAGAGGCCATGGGGGAAGAGCGCTTTGCTGACGTCATGGAAACCTACCGAGCTTGTCCAAGCTCTGCAAACCTCAAGGGCTATGCAGAAATCGTTGCTGATAACCATCAGCGCCGTCAGGTGCTTGCCCTGATTGAAGAGCTTAGAGCGCCCATTGCCAATGGTAACCGGGATGTCTCGACTCAGGCTGTGGATGAGCTCGTAAAGCGCCTTGGAAGCGTCAGAAAGCCGAAAAATGAGGTTAGGCCAATCCATATCAGCGAGCTGCTTGATAGCTACGCAGAACAGCTTGAGGGAAGGCTGAAGAACGGTGATCAGTCAGATACCCTTAAAACGGGAATACATGAGCTGGATGTAATCACCGGCGGCATGAATCCGGAAGACTTGGTGATTGTTGCTGCTCGTCCAGGAATGGGGAAAACAGAGCTGGCTCTCAAAATTGCAGAAGGCGTAGCGAGGAGTGAGTTACCTAACAGCGCTCAGCGCAGAGGCGTGTTGATGTTCTCGATGGAGATGAGTTCATTGCAAGTTATCGAGCGGTCAGTGGCCGGCGCTGGGAATATGTCGGTAAGTGTGCTGCGTAATCCAGCAAAAATGGACGACGAAGGATGGGGGCGGGTATCACAGGGAATTAAGCAACTTACCGGTCTGGATGTCTGGGTTGTCGACGCTTCAAAGTTGAATGTCGAGCAAATTCGGGCTGTCGCAGAACGGCACAAGCAAGAAAATCCGGCGCTGTCTCTGATCATGGTTGACTACCTTGGGCTGATTGAAAAGCCGAAGGCAGAGCGTAATGATTTATCAATTGCTCACATCTCTGGGTCTTTAAAAGCAATGGCAAAAGACCTGAAGACAACAGTGATTTCTTTAAGCCAGCTCTCGCGGGATGTTGAGAAACGCCCCAATAAACGCCCAGTAAACGCTGACTTGCGTGACTCTGGCAGCATTGAGCAGGATGCAGATTCTATCGTCATGCTTTACCGGGATGCCGTGTACAATGAAAACTCCCCCGCTGCACCATACGCAGAAATCATTGTCACCAAGAATAGATTTGGTTCCCTTGGTACGGTCTATCAGCGTTTTGTTAATGGGCATTTTATGGCCTGTGAACAGGATGAGGCTAGGCAGGCTTGCTCCTCCCAGCAACAGGATGAGTACGGATCAAGGAAATTCGCAAAAGGAGCGAAAGTATGACCCTGAAAAAATTAGATGTAGAAAGCTATGCAGAACGCCAAAAAGAGCTTTCAGAAATCTTCACTGTTGACGACACACACATCGTTATAAACATCCCCGATACCGACGCTCAGTATGAAATCGCACGAGATACCTGCACAAGCGGCGCACAGGTAGTTTCTTGGATTTTCCAACTGACCGAAAAAAATTGGATGACTCGCGAAATGCTACGTCACTTCATCAAGATCGCCAGTCGTGAGGCTAACATCACGCTGTAACACAGCCAGTGGGGGAAACATGCAAAACAAACACAGCGCCGCTACTACAGCGGCGTTTTTATTTGCTGCACAGCAGGAACCAACTGAAAAGGGATGGAGGTAAGCGATATGCCCTACATCCTCGCCATCATCGGCGCACCCATTACGGGTTATGGGATGGCTGCCGATAACCCTCAACAAATAATCATTGGAACCATGTGGTTATGCACTGCCTGCATCATCATGGCTATCCAGAAACATGGAGAGAAGCAATGACAGCTGAAATTATTCCCCTCCATCCTCACAGGCAACTCACAGAGGCTCAGCAGTACATCAACCAAGCCCTAAGGTTGGTGCGTGAAGGCGGGCATCAACAGCACACGCTAGACCTGCTGCTCAGCAAAGCCCACGATTTGTTACTCGACTACGTGGAGACAAGCGAAGGGAGGTAACCGTGAACAAACAGAGCTATTTCCTGATTGACTCTATCCGACGACGAAACTGCATCGAATACATCCAGACCTTACCAGCCAATCCTGAATCACCCCTCGTAGTAACCATCCAAGAACGCACTCGCAGCATTTCGCAAAACGCCAAGCTTTGGGCTTGCCTGAACGATATTTCAGAGCAGGTCAATTGGCATGGGCGCAAGCTGACCAGCGAAGAGTGGAAGTGGGTATTCACCGCGGCGCTCAAGAAGCAAGACGTGGTGCCAGGTATTGATGGCGGATTCGTGGTTTTAGGCCAATCAACCAGCCGCATGGCCGTTCGTGAAATGCGGGACTTAATCGAACTCATCAGCGCCTTTGGTGCCGAGCACAACGTCCAGTTCAGCGACGAAGCTGCACGGGCTGCTGAATGGGCGAACAGATACGGAACAACAGCATGACAGACTATACCGGCAGCAACACGCCGCCTGATATACGCGACCTCTGGCAAACTCCGCAGGAGCTTTATCTGGTACTGGAGCGCGAGTTCCATTTCGTGGCCGACATTGCCGCAAGCGACACCAACCATCTTCATCCGGTTTACTTAACCGAGGCTGATAACGCTCTGGCGCCAGCAACACGCTGGGAGATGTTTGAGAATGGTTATCTCTGGTGTAACCCGCCATACAGCAGCATCGGCCCTTGGGTAGAAAAAGCCAATGCACTGGCAGAAGGCAGTATTGGCGTGGTGATGCTTGTGCCAGCAGACACCTCAGTTGGCTGGTTTAAAGAGGCTTTGAAAGAAGTGACTGAGGTCAGATTTATTACCGGCGGGCGAATTTCATTCGTCAGGGCGGACACAGGGAAACCAGTAAGCGGCAATAACAAAGGCTCAATGCTTCTTATCTGGAACCCACTCCACCGTCGCAAAGGGATGACGAGCTACATCGATCGTAATGAGCTGATGGCTTATGGCAAGCAATTGGCATCAATCAGGAGTGCAGCATGAACGTAACAATCCAGACCATCCCTGAGCTGCTGGTACAGACTCGAGGGAATATCACTGAGGTAGCCCGGATGATTAATACCCATCGCACCACGGTGAAGAAGTATCACAAAGACACAAAGCCCGAGCGCCACGCCATCATCAACGGCGTTCTGATGGTAAATCAGGGCAATCGAGGTGCTCACAATAAGGCCAAGCCATGCAAAGAAGCCTGACCCAGCGAGCCCTCGATAACCTGATATTCATCCCCCCAAAGCGTTCCCGCAGTAACCCCAAGCCAAAACCTTCAACCTCAGAAATCAGAACCTATGACCCCGTTTGGCCGCTCATGGCTAAGCGCTGGCTGCGTGTAAGGAGCAGGAAGTGAACTACAGCGAATTATCGGACTACGAAATTAACAATGCGGTCGCCGTCGCCCTGGGCGCGAAGATGGTCAACGCCTACTCCGTGAAAGATGTCCGGGAGTCGATTCAGTACGACCTGAACGGCAAGACGCTCCTGGTGACCCGCGGTTTCGGTGATGGGCCTAACCGGTTCGACCCGTGCAACTCATGGGCTGATGCCGGGCCGATTATCCATCGTAATGGCATTGAACTGAACTACGACGGCATTAGCTGGGATGCGTCATGCAATTTGCGCGGGATTGCTCCCTATAACGACTGGAAGCGTTGCCCAGAGTCTCCATGTCGATTGGCGATGATTGTCTTCTTGATGATGAAGGAGGCCAGTTATGCAGAAGCCGCCTGAACCAGTGTGCGCCCACTGTAGCTTGAAGCTGGAAGCTGACGAAACCTACTGCTGCCAGAACTGCGCTGACTGGTTTGAGATGTCTGACCCCAACTTCAAGATTGCAGGAGAGGGCGATGAAGATTGAAGCCAAGCGTCTGGCACGGTTCCACATCATCGCGGCGATCATATGGACGGCTCTCACTCTCCCCACGTTGGTTTGGTGGAAAGAGAGCATCCTCTGGGTGTCTCTGATGAGCATCTACGCGATTGTTGTCGCTCACCTGGCTGCCTACAGCGCGGCACATGCTGAGAAGGAGCAGAAGAAGAATGGCTAATCTGCGAAAAGAGGCTCGGGGCAGGGAATGCCAGGTTAGGCTGCCGGGCATCTGCAACGGCAACCCTGAAACTGTTGTGCTCGCCCATTACCGCATGGCCGGCATGTGCGGAACGGGTATCAAGCCCGATGACTTATTTGGGGCGTGGGCGTGCTCCTGCTGCCATGATGAGATTGACCGCCGCACACGTATGGTTGAGGCGTCAGAAGCCCGCCTAGCTCATCTGGAGGGCGTTATACGCACGCAGAATGAGTTGCTGCGGGAAGGGAAGGTGCGGGCATGAATGAATATCGAATAGAACTACCCTGGCCGCCTGGAAATAACCATCTCTTCTCTGTGTTCCGCGGTAGAAAGATTAAGAGCAAAAAGGGAAGGGATTACACAGCACTCGTCAATCAGTATGTCCTCGAAGCAAATCAGCAATACCAACTGGCCGGCAGGCTCAAAGTAAAAATCCTCGCATACCCACCTACACGCGCCCGGCGTGATTTGGACAACCTCTTCAAAGCACCGCTCGATTCACTCACCCAAGCAGGCGTCATAGCTGACGATAGCCTGATTGATGACGTGCGTATGGTTCGCTGTGAAGTAGTGAAGGGCGGCAAGCTGGAAATTATCATTACCGAACTGGAGGCAGTATGAATCTCGAAAGCGCTATCAAATTCCACTCTCCGAAATCCCCAAACTACACCGCAACCACGCCAGCAACCGCTTCAGAAGCTCTGACAGGTACTGACGTAATGGCGGCAATGGGTATGGCTCAGAGTCGCGCTGAAATGGGGTACAGCGCTTTTCTGGGGAAGATGGGTATCAGTAAGCAGGACAGTGATCGGGCGATCAACCTGCTGACCAAACATTCACTCGAAACCTGCGGCCGGGTTGCAGCCCTTCGCAAGCTTGAGAGTGATATTAAACCAGTGGTGATGCAAGTTCTCGCAACTTATGCGTATCTGGATTACTGCCGCAGTGCCGCCAGCGTGAAACCGTGTGAGTGCTGCACGGGTGCCGGCTTCATTGAGGCTGAGGTATTTTCACTGAAAGCGCCTCTGTCCGGCGGAATGCAGCGCAGTGTGCGGGAGATTGTCCGGGTTCGCTGCAAGCCATGCCAGGGGCGGGGTGTAGTCTCTGCGGCATGTAACGACTGTTCCGGGCGCGGGAAGGCTCTCAACAGAAAAGAAACCGAATTACAGGGTGTGCCGGTGATGGGAGATTGCAAGCGCTGCTCTGGCCGGGGGTATGAGCGCATACCTTCCACAGAGGCCTACAGAGCCGCATTCGGTAAGAATGAATTGGTATCCGTAGCAACCTGGGAGAAAAGCGTGAAGCCATTCTATGATCAGCTGATCACTAAACTGGAAGTAGAAGAGGCTTGGGCAAACTCTGCTTTATCGAAAGTGACTGCATAGCGCAATAGGAAATAGCCTGATATTTTATCGTAAGCTATTTACTTTTCCGGAAACTGTGTTAATTTATCTCTAACGATGGGATTTCTGCCTCTCGTTAACAAATAAGCCTCGGTTACTCACCGGGGCTTTTTGCTTTTCTGCGCAACAGGCAAAGGCGCTGTAAGTAGCATTATGGGAATGCACCGAAAGGGAAGCCGTTCGAATCGGCCGCAGCGTTCTTGCCGTTGCTTATAAAAAAGCCTCCCGAAGGAGGCTTCTCGTTACATCTTTAGTTCATTGGCCAGCATCTGAAGCGCCCTGGTAACAACTGCCGATTGAGGCTCACCAGTATGGGCTGCAAGGCGCTCCAGTAACGCGATGGTTTCGACGTTGAGCTTCATGCTCTTTACCTTCAAACCACGCCGTTCATCGCTGCGTTTTTGGATGTCAGTTATTGACCGAGCCATGATAAAATCCTAAATTATGGAGTGTGGGTTGGAGGGGATTTCTCCCCTCCGCCTGACTGTCTTAGTAAGCTGGGGAGCTAATCACTAAGAGAACAATCAGGATGATGATTAACTTCATCATAACCCTTCCTCATGTTGGCCTCTGCTTCGGTAGGGGCCTTCCCGTTTCAGCGTCCGGCTGATGGGATGATTATAGGTAAACCTATGTTATAGGTCAACCTATATTTTGCATTCATACATATAAAAAATAAGGCTGCCTACGGGCGGCCTTTTTTCGTTTTAGCGCTCATGGATTTCCCCTGTTTAGTCCTGTGTCCTTTTACCGCGAGCGCCTTTTATTTCTTTCAACAGCAATAGTGCCGGTCTTGCCGGGATTGCCGGAGACGGCCATGCAAAACACTCTCACTTCACTCCTGTATCTGATCAGCGAGGTCAGGCATGGAGAATAGCTTAATCACAAGTATCAGCGCTCTGCTGCTAGGCGGCGGGGCGGTGGCAATTTTCTGGAAGCCCTTAATTGCGGGCATCGCTTCAATCGTTACCACCAACAGGGCGGGTGGAGAGATTATCTCCAGCTACAAAGAGCAGGTTGTTTTGCTGAAAGAGAGCAATGAGCTGCTCCGCAAGGAAAACGACGATCTCCGCGACAGACACGATAAGAACATTCGTCGCATCTCCACCCTGGAGACAGACCTCCGGCTGATCAAGAGTGCTCTGGGTACCCTGTTGGCGATGTCTGACGCAAGCACATCGGGTAACGACCGACTCAGGAATGAAGTCACTCGGCTGATCGCCACTCTGGAGGACGACAGCAATGCACCTACCCAATAGCGACAAGCCCACACCGCGCAAGATGGTCACTTTAGGTTACTGGCTTCTCGGCGCGTGCCTGTTCAGCATCCTGATGACCATCATCTTTGTGTACGTCAGCAACGATGCAAACCGGCGGGTTGAAGATATCCGCAAAGATTACGGCGAAGTCGCAAGTCGCCGTGATGAGAAGGTTGAGCAACTGAGCAATCAGGTAGCTGACCTTCAGAAGAAACTCGACTCCCTGCCAGACCGCACCGCCAATAAGACCGCTGACAAGGTGAAGCAGGTAGTCAAAGAGGATGAAGGGAAATGAGTCAGATTATTCAAATCCTCAATTTTGAAGAAGGCTACCGTGAGAAGCCGTATATCGACACTGAAGGATATCCCACAGTGGCTGGCGGCATTCGTATCGGGCCGAAGTATGCCAGTCTCGCGAATTACACGTTCAGTGTTCCTCGCAAGGTAGGCGACTTTTGGAAGCAGGCCATTGTGGATGGAATGGTTTATCAGATGAGCGCTACGCCATCCATTGCAGCAGCGCTTAAGCAATGCAACCCAGCCCGCGCTGATGTGCTTTACAGCATGTGCTACCAAATGGGGCTGGCTGGCCTAGCTGGCTTCAAGAACACGCTGGCGATGATTGGCGCTGGTAACTTTACCGGTGCTGCTAACGGCATGTTGAGCAGTAAATGGGCATCGCAAACGCCAGAGCGCGCCCGGCGCCATGCTGAAGTGATGCGTACCGGCACCTACGATATTTATAAGGGGCTGATATGACCTTTCTCATCTGGCTCCTGGTTGTCCTGGCGATAATTATCGGCGTTCTGCTCATCCGCAAATACACCAATTTGGAGTTTGTGGCTCATGCCAAGTTGCTATTCAAAGCGTGGTCAGTGTGGTTGGGAAGTGCAGGCGCGGCATTAAGCGCGGCGATGCAGCTGATCCCTGATGCCGCTCTCACCGGATGGAACATGCTGCCGCCAGATATTAAGTCATTCCTGCCTCCGAATTACCTGAGCATCATCGGTTCATTCCTGATGGTTATGGCAGTGTTGGCGCAGTTCATCCGTCAGCGGAAGTTACTCAACCAGAAGCAACGACTGGACACGAACCCATGACATCACTTCTCTCCGGTTGGTGGTCAGAAATCCTGACTGGCCTCGCTGTTATCGTTGGCCTCATCACTGCCTACTTCGGCGGTAAGAAGATCGGCACCACGCAGACGCAGGCTAAAGCTGACGTGGCCGCGGCTAAAGTCGAGTCTGCCCTGGTGTCAGCTGTTGCTGAAAAGCAGAAAGAAAATGCACAGGTGGCTAAAGATGCTCAAACGACTAACGCTGCTCTCAGTGACGCTGCTAGCCGCAACAAGCTGCACTCCTCACGCTACAACTCAGACGACTAGCCCCACGATTACCATTGATTCTAGCTGCACACTCTTCAGCCCTATCTACACCCACGGTAAAGATTCAGAGCTGATGGATATCCGCACCGTCCGGGCTATCAATGCTCACAACGATTTATACGACCGCCTTTGCGGAGAGAAGAAATGAACCCGCTCAAATGGCTACTCACCAAAGAGACAAAGGAACCTACCGTGACTGACGCCGCAGTAACAGACACCGCGACAACCGCACAAGCAATCCCTCCTGTGACCACCACTACAGAAACAGTGGTGCCGGCCACCACACAGACCACCACGACCAGCGTCACCTCTGATGACGCTGTGCTGGGCAAGGTGAAAGAATTGCTGATCAGCATTGGTCACGATGTCGAAAACGAATTCGATGAAGTGGTAGCCCTGGCAAAGAAACTCGTCGCTAAAGCATAAGGAAAAAGACAATGGCCGTAGAAGTAACCTCAGAAGAATTGAAAGCCGTGCTTCAGGACTCAGACGTCCAGGCACTCATCGTCAGCAAGCTGGCAGAAAAGAAAACTGAAGGGCTGGCCGCTGCTTTAACGGCACAGTACAAAAGCCTTGGCATCGAACCTGACAGCGCTGAGTCAGCCAGCACCAGTGACGCAGCAACCGACGAAAGCTCAGCGGGCGCAGAAGCCGCAAGCACTGAAGCTACAGCTTAACGGTGAGTAATTCTGCCTGCGCATAGGCAGGCTTTGTCGCCCACTCAAGGGAAGCAAGCTTTGAGCTGCTTCAATATGCTGTCGTGATCACCACCTGTGTAATCAGCTAGAATTTTGGCTAATTGTTCAATAGATAAGCCAATAATTGTCTTGCCAATATCATTTACAGGAAGGGCATTGTAAGACCCGCCTACATACTCGATATGGTAATTCTGTCTACCTGCTTTGATCACACACATATAAGAGCTCCCGTTAGTTATACGCATAAGGATGAAAATCCAACATACCTATATCCAGAACGGTATTACAAGAGTCATTCACTGAGTGGCTCTGATAATGCTGTGCAGCCAGCATTGTCGAGAATACCAGCGGGAGCCAGCGACGTTAAATAAAGCCTCAATACCCGCACCCTTTCACCACCGGGGAGAATCCTTTATTCACATGGAGGCTCACCAATGGCTATTACTGCCTGCAAGATACTTCAAGCCAATGACTATGGCGCAATGAACCAGCAGCTTACCTCAGCACTAGCCACAGGGTGGAAACCTATGGGCTATCTGCGCATTACCAGCGGGGAGCAGCAAGACTTTTATCAGATGGTGTATCAGGGAAGTAACCTGGACGTAGATGGTTATGAGTCGGTCATTGCAAATAACCAACAACTGACCGTCAAAAACAGTGCGGGCACCGTATCTGCTACTGGGACGGTAAGCATCTCTCAGAGTTCAGTAACCGCCGTCAGCCTGCCTGACTCCACTGCGATTGTCAGCAACACACAAGTTCTCTCCATCCCTGTGACAACGGGGCTGGCTCTAAGCCTGGGGACGGCAACGCGCAAAATCACCTTAACCGTGTCCGGTGGCATTGTGACCGCCGCATCTATCACATCGTGAGGTATGAAATGGCAACTGCTAAGCAACAACAAGAGAAGATCCAAGAAGCACTGCATGAAGCAGCCGTTGAACTGGCAAAGACGCCGGGCATCAACCCGGATGATCTGAGTGCTCGTGTGCAGCGCCTGAAAGAAACACTGGAAGGCACCGTCTATCCAGATAGCACCACTGACAAGTAAGCATTACAGGTGGCCTTCAATGAGGGTCACCGATAATGACAAAGGAGAACACTATGGCGAGGCCGACTAAGTACGAAGAGGCGTATGCCGAACAGGCACGCAAACTGTGCTTGCTCGGTCATACCGATGCGGAGTTAGCAGAATTCTTTGAGGTGAGTGAATCCACGATCAATAACTGGAAGCACGAGCATCCTGAATTTCTGGAGTCCATAAAAAAAGGTAAGGCCGTAGCTGATGGTGATGTGGTTGATCGCCTGTATCAGCGCGCAATGGGTTATGTAGCGCCAGACCTCGATATTCGCGTTATCGAAAACAATATCGTCGAGACGCCTTACATGAAGCATTACCCACCTGATACCACTGCCGCCATCTTCTGGTTGAAGAACCGCCAGCCCAAGGTGTGGCGTGACAAACAGGAAGTAGAGCAGAGCGGCGAAATGGGTCTGACAGTCAACATCAAGAGGTTCACGCCAGATGGAGATAAATCTTCCGAATAACTGGTCGCCTCGTTCATACCAGATACCACTGTGGGGCGCGCTCGAATCAGGCATTAAGCGTGCTGTGGTCTGCTGGCCGCGACGTGCAGGTAAGGATGATCTCTGCCTCCACTGGTCAGCCATCCAATGCATGACAAAGGTTGGAAACTACATCCACTGTCTGCCTCAAGCTAATCAGGCAAGGCGCGCCATCTGGGATGCGGTAAACCCCCACACAGGACGCCGACGCATTGATGAGGCATTTCCTGAAGCTATCCGTGCGTCGGTGCGCACTGACGAAATGAAGATCACCTTCGTCAATGGCTCAACGTGGCAAGTGGTCGGCTCTGACAACTACAGCGCGCTCATCGGCTCCGCCTACCTTGGCGTGGTCTTCTCTGAATACGCACTGAGTAACCCCAACGCTTACGCCTTCTTGCGTCCAATCCTGGCAGAGAACGGTGGCTGGGCTTTATTCATCTCAACACCACGTGGGCGCAATCACTTCCACAAGCTATTCCTTGGCGCAGAGAAGAGTGATGGCTGGTTCGCTGAGCATCTCTCTGCTGAAACTACCGGACACATCAAGCCTGAAGTGCTGGCCAATGAATTGGCAGAGATGATTGACGAACGTGGAGAGGAGGAAGGGAAGGCTCTCTATGAGCAGGAGTACCTCTGTTCGTGGGATGCAGCCATTCCCGGTGCTTACTACTCGCGAATGCTGGCAGACGCTACCAGAGACGGCAGGGTCACCCATGTGCCATATGACCCGGCATTCCCAGTCTACACAGCGTGGGATTTGGGTATTGGCGACTCAACAGCCATCTGGTTCGCGCAACTCATCGGCAAAGAGATTCGGATCATCGACTTCTACGAAGCCTCCGGCGTTGGGCTTGACCACTACGCGAAGGTCATCAAAGACAAGCCGTACAGCTACGAGCGCCACATCCTCCCGCATGACGTCATGGCTTCAGAACTTGGCACCGGAACAACGAGATTCGAAACGCTGCGCAAGCTTGGCGTGAGGGTTGAAGCACTGCCGGCCAGCCGCGTAGATGACGGTATCAACGCCGTCCGAATGATGTTGCCGCGCTGTTGGTTTGACAAGACTAAGTGCGAGAAGGGGCTGAATGCCCTGGCACAGTATCAGCGTGAATGGGATGAGAAAGCGAAAGCGTATAAGCCCCGCCCATTGCATGACTGGACATCCCACGCTTCAGATGCGTTTCGCTATCTCGCGGTAGGTACAGATAAGTATCGGCCTGAGCGACGCGCATCAGCTAAGCAGCGCATGGCAAACACCGACTATCAACTTTTCGGGTGAACTCATGAGTGAAGTAACAAAAGCAATTGGCGGCGTCATTGGCGGCGTTGGGTCGCTCGTTGGCCTGGGGAATAACGCCAGCACCACGATTCAGGCCGCCTCACCAGTCAACACAGACGATGCACTGGCTCAGGCTGATGACCAACTCCGGCGCCGGCAGCGTAAAGGCGTTAACGCTAACCTGCTGACCGGCTCTGGCGGTGACAGTTCTTCAAGCTCCACAGGGCAGAAAACACTTTTAGGCGGATAACATGGATAAAAGCCAGGAAGAACTCCTCGACCAAATCCTGCGCGACCAGAATACGATGCAAAACTCGCGTAAAACGTGGGAGCAGCACTGGGAGGAAGTCGCTGAACGATGCCTGCCCCGTGCGTCTGGCTTTACCAGTAAGAAGCAAGACGGCGCTAAGCGGTCAGAGAAGGCGATCGACTCCACACCCATTCTTGCGCTTGAGCGGTTCGCCGCGGCTGTTGAGTCAGTCGTGACACCTCGCACGCAGACATGGCACGGCCTTCAGAATGAACGGTTTGCTGAAGACAATGAAGTGCAGGAGTATTACGAAGCGGTAACTCGCATCCTGTTCCGCATCCGCTACGCGCCGCAGGCTAACTTTGCCAACCAGATGAGTGAGAACTACACGTCCATCGGCGCATTTGGTAATGGCTGCATCTTCGTTGATGAACTCCCGGGCAAGGGTACGCGTTACATCTGCTACCCGCTTCAGGAGATTTACTTCGAAGAAAACTATCAGGGCATCGTTGACCTTGTTCACCGCAAGTTCACGCTTACTGCCCGGCAGGCTGTGCAACAGTTTGGCAAAGAGAAGCTCCCGGAATTCATCCAGAACGCAGCTGAGCGTAACCCGCTTGAGCGGTTTGAGTTCATTCACCGTGTAGCACCTAACGAGAACGTCCGCTACATGAATGGTGAGCCTGTGCCCGGCCCCGATGGTATGCCGTGGACATCTCACTACATTAGCCTGTCAGGCAAGAAGATCGTCCGCAAGGGTGGCTACCACACCATGCCGTACTGCATCGCCCGCTACTACAAGTCGCCGGGTGAAACTTACGGGCGCGGGCCCGGCATGACAGCGCTGCCTGACATCAAAGTGCTCAACGAGATGAACAAGGAGACGCTGATTGGCGCGCAGCTCGCTAACCGCCCACCTGTTCTGGTCTCTGATGATGGGGCGCTTGATGCATTCTCACTGGTGCCGGGCAGCATTAACGCCGGCGCAGTCACCGCCCAGGGTAATGCACTGGCTATCCCGTTCAGTACGGGCGCCCAGCCGCAGCTTGGCCTTGAGATGATGGAGCAGAAGCGCCAGCTCATTAACGATGTGTTTCTGGTGACGCTGTTCCAGATTCTGGTGCAGAACCCGAACATGACCGCGACTGAGGCTATGTTGCGTGCTCAGGAGAAAGGGCAGCTACTAGCTCCGACGATGGGGCGCATCATGTCTGAACAACTCGGCCCGATGATTGAACGCGAGGTGGATATCTGCGCCCGCATGGGTCTGTTCCCGCCTCCGCCGCAGCAACTGGTTGATGCTGGCATGGAGTTCGATATCGACTACAAGTCACCGCTGGTACGAATGCAGCGTGCAGATGAAGGCAGCGGCATAGCTCAGACGCTTCAGGTGGCTGCATCACTGGCTCAGTCTAAGCCTGACATCATGAGCCTGTTTAAAATGGGCGACATCCTGCGCGAGTTTGGTGACATCAATGGGATGCCTCGCTCGCTGATTATGGATGCTGATGAAGAGGCGCAGATGCAGGCGCAACAGATTCAACAGCAACAATTGCAGAACGTGCTCCAGACAGCCCAGCCATTAGCTCAAGCGGCCGATAGCCTGGCATCAGCTCAGCAGAAATTTAACTCCCCGCTCCCAGCCCCACAGTAAGAGATAACGCATGGCATCACTGAAAGAACGTCTGTTCGCTAACAGGCGCGACCTCCTATTGTCCCGCGCTTACCGGTCGGTGTTTGGCGAGAGAGGAAAAAGAACGAAAGACCAGGAGATGGTCGTGGCTGACCTGATGAACTTCAGCAAGCTGCTGCAAAGCTCCGTCGCCATTTCGAAAGCAACCGGCAGCGTAGACCCACTGGCAACCATGCTGGCCGAGGGTCGGCGCGAGGTTGCACACCGGATCATCAACTTCACAACCCTGGATGACGCTCAAATCATTTTGGCTATCCAGCAGCTTAACGAGGCATTGAACAACGATGTTTAAGCTATCCGACTTCTTTAACGTCAAGCGTGAACTCGCAGAAGGCTCTGCCGCAGCCGGTGGCGAGTCAGCACCAGCTCCGGCGACTGAGGCGGCACCTGCCGCTGCACAGGCTGAGCAGACAACCTCTCTGCTTGGCGGAAACCAACAGCAGCCTACAGAAGCCGCTCCAGAGCCATTTCTCGCCGCTTTGCCGGAAGAGGGGGATGCCGATGGGTGGAATGCTTTGTACGCAAAACTGGGGCGCCCTGAGAGTGCAGAAGGCTATGAGCTGCCGCTGCCAGAAGGTGACGCTGGCGAGTTTGCCAAAACCACTGCCGAGTGGATGCATCAAGCTGGCCTGAACAAGCAGCAGGCGCAGGCGCTCGCTACTCAGTGGAATGCACACCAGGCACAGCAGGCAGAAGCTCAGCAGGCTGCCTTGCAAAAGCAGGTAGAGACTGACCTGTCGACCATCAAGCAGGAATGGGGCGCGCAGTTCGACGAGAACAAGGCGTTGATGTCCAAAGCCGTCAGCACGTTCGCCCCACCTGAATTCATTGAGATGCTGGACAAGTCCGGCCTTATCAACAGTCCCGTTATCGCAAAGATGTTCCTGAAGATCGGCGCGGCCATTAACGAAGACAAATCAGTTGCAACACCTAAGACACCTCCGCAAGGCGGTGAGATGACACTCGCTCAACGCCTCTGGCCGAGCATGAACTAATAGAAATAATTGGAGAATTATTGAATGGCTACACTATCCGGAAAGTACACTTTGCTCGACGTGGCAAAGACTCTCGATCCGAATGGCGGCACGGCAGCAGTTGCGGAACTCTTAAACCAGTCCAATGAAATGCTGCAGGACATGCCGTGGTACGAAGGCAACCTGCCAACCGGCCACCGAATCACCACCCGCACCGGCCTGCCGGATGTCGTGTTCCGTAAGATCAACGGCGGTGTGCCGCCAAGCAAGGCAACCACCGCTCAAATCGATGAAGCGTGCGGCATCCTCGAAGCCCGCTCGGAAATCGACAAAGATCTGGCAATGCTGAACGGTAACACCGGCTCCTTCCGCCTGCTGCAGGCTACTTCCTTCCTGGAAGCGATGAACCAGCGCATGCAGAACACCGTTCTGTACGGCAATGTGGATAGCACTCCTGAAGCATTTACCGGACTCGGCCCGCGCTTCGGCGCAATTGCCGCTGGCGGTGCAAACAAAGCAAACATCATCGATGCAGGCGGCACCGGTTCTAACCTGACCTCTATCTGGCTGGTCGGCTGGGGTGCCAACACCATTCACGGTATTTACCCGAAAGGCTCACAAGCTGGTCTGGTTCACAGAGATCTGGGTGAAGGTGATGCGTTCGACGCCAACCAGAACCGCTATCGCGCCTATATGGACCAGTACCAATGGAAATGCGGCATCGCGCTGCACGACTGGCGCTACGTGGTTCGTATCGCGAATATCGATGCCACAGCCCTCACCAAAAATGCCGCCTCTGGCGCCGACATCATCGACCTGATGACCCAGGCTACGGAGAAAATCCACAGCCTGAGCGGCGTAAACCCTGTGTTCTACGGCAACCGTACCATCGGCTCTTTCCTGCGCCGCCAGACAGTTAACAAAGTTGCTTCAGGCACCTTGTCTTATGACGAAGTGGGTGGCCGGCCAGCAACGCTGTTCAGTGGCATCCCTTACCGTCGCATTGACGCGCTGAACACCACTGAAGCCCGCATCGTATAAGGAGCGAAAGATGTACGTTGATAAGCAACTCGAATTCTCTGACAGCCAGACGGTGACGGCCACGGCCATCTCCACGAACGTTGTCGACCTGAACCCGGCGTTCAACTACAACACCGGCGTTGATATCGGTACGGGTGAAGATGTCTATCTGGTGCTCCAGGTGGATACCGCAGCAACTGCCGCAGGTGCTGCTACCGTGCAGATCACCCTCGAATCGTCTGCTGCTGCCGGCCTCACCAGCTCCACTGTCCATTTCACCAGCCCGACCTATCAACTGGCTGACCTGACCGCAGGTAAGACGCTGACCGCAGTTAAACTGCCTACCGGCACCTACCTGCGCTATGTCGGCGTGCGCTACACCGTTTCTACCGGCCCGCTTACTGCCGGCGCATTCTCTGCCTTCATCGTGAAAGATGTAGCGGCATGGCGCGCCTACGCACGTAACTACACCGCCTGATAGCAGGGGCTTCGGCCCCTTTTTTTATGGTGAGACATGGCTACCAAAATCGTCATCATTAACCGCGCACTGACCAAGCTCGGCTCCGAGCGGCTCATGAGCGAAACGGACAACAACGCAGCGTCACGCGCTATCGAGGCTGTATATGATGGCGTTCTTGATAATCTGCTTCGCATCTATCGCTGGTCGTTCGCCATTAAGCGGGCAGAACTGGCGACACTTACTGAGAATCCGGCGTTCGGGTATCAATATCAGTATCAACTTCCTGCGGACTGTCTGCGCATCGACGTGGTGACAGACATGACGCATCAGGAATGGCATTTCGGTTACACGCTGCCCATTCCGCGTTATCAGGTCGAGGGGCGCAAAATCCTCACCGACATGGAATCACCAATCTATCTGCGCTACGGCGCCAGGATGGATGACCCCACGCTTTACGACTCTGCTTTCACCGAAGCGTTTGCCTGCGCGCTGGCTGTCGAGGTGTGCGAGTCGATCACACAGTCATCCACCAAAAAACAGGCCGCGCTTCAGGATTACGAGATGGCTATCCGCCAGGCTCGACAAGCAAGCGCTATAGAGCGGCCACCTATTCAGCAACAGGAAACATCCTGGGTCACATCGAGGTTGTAAATGCCATCTGCTACCCCTGCCATCAACAGCTTCAATGCTGGCGAATTCTCCCCGCTGATGATGGGGCAGACCGACTTCCAGAAGTGGAAGAGCGGTTGCAAAAAGATGCTCAACTTCATCCCTCGATCACAGGGGCCGGCAGAGCGCCGCGGCGGCACCTATTTTGTCAGTGAAGTGAAGTATTCCGGCCAGCGTGTGTGGATAGCCAAGTTTGAATACAACACCACTCAGGCTTTCATTCTTGAGTTCGGCCCCGGCTATATCCGCTTTTATTCTGACCATGGCGTAGCGCTGGATGGCTCCGGTAACGTGCTGGAAATTGCCTCACCCTATACAGATGATGACCTCACAAATGATGATGGCGGGTTTGGCCTGTCTATGGTTCAAAGCGGTGATGTGATTTATATCTGTTGCTACACCGGGCAAAAACCTCCGTACAAGCTAAGCCGCAATAGCAATACAAACTGGACGCTGAACGCGATGGATTACGCATCCTCAGCCGGGCCATTCGATGACATAAACTCCAACCGGGCGGTAACGGTTTATACCGACCAGTTCCGTATCTGGTCATCGGATGGGGCAACGCGGCCAGACGGCACCCCCACAACAACGAGCCTATGCACCATCACTGCCAACTCAGCCATATTTGAATCTGGTCATGTTGGCGGCTTGTTTTATATCGAGGCCAGTACTGACGCTGTCACGGATGGAACAGGGCATAACGGTTACATACCTTGCTGGCAGGCGCAAACGACAGAGACATTTTCACCAGGCGTATTCTGCCGGAGTGACGGTAAATATTACGAAAGCATGGATGGCACCAAAACTGGGTCAACCCAACCAACATGGACGGCGGGCGCTCATCAGGACGGGTATACGCTCTGGCGATATTCAAACGGTGGATGGGGTGTAATCCAAATCACCTCCGTCACCAGCGCGAATGTCGCTGTTGGTAAAATCCTGACTGAGCTTCCGCCAAGTGTACGAACAGCCACCGGGAAAACCTTTAAGTGGGCGTTCGGTGACTGGTCTGATGCAATGGGCTATCCGACAAAAGTCGGCTTCTACAAAAGCCGCCTCTGCTTTGCTGGCAGTAACAAACTTTGGTTCTCCGTTGCTGCTGACTACGAAAACTTCACGCCTATGAGTGATGGGTATGAGGTTCAGTCTGATGATGCGATCAACGTGCAACTTGAGGCAGACTCAACCAACACAATTCAATGGATGGCTGCCAGTAGCTCACTGATTATCGGTACTGCCAGTAGCGAGCTTACCTGCTCGCCATCGACCACAACCAATGCCTTTGGCCCCGATAACATTCAGATTGTCCAGGAGTCAAAATATGGCTCCAAAGGCATAAATGCGGTGGTAGTGGGCAATACAGTGCTGTTCGTTCAGCGCGCAGGCAGGAAAGTCAGGGCGGTGACCGCTGATTACCAAAGCGGGTCATATAGCTCAACAGACCTATCTGTGCTGGCTGAGCATATTACCTCGACTGGCATTGTCGATTTCGCCTGGCAACAGGAGCCAGACAATGTGGTGTGGGTTGCACTAGCAAATGGTGATCTGGTTGCCCTGACTTACAATTCCGAGCAGGAAGTGATTGGGTGGCATCGACATGATGTAGGCGGTTTTGTTGAGGCAGTCTCGACAATCCCAGACCCAGACGGGAACCGTGATGACTTATGGCTTGTTGTTCGTCGCACTATTAATGGGGCTGTAAAGCGCTATGTTGAGTTTTTAAAACCTTCATGGGATGCAGATACCCAGTCTCTTTCTGAAGCGTTCTACGTTGATTGTGGGCTGACATACAACGGTGCGGCAGTCACCTCTGTCAGTGGTCTGTCTCACCTTGAAGGGCAAACCGTATCTGTTACGACAGATGGCGCGGCTCACCCTGATGCGGTGGTAAGTGGTGGCGCTATTAGTTTGCAGTGGCCTTCATCAGTCGTAAACGTAGGCCTTCCGTTTAGCTCTGAATTGGTCACACTGCCATTCCAGGACACGAAGATTAAGCGCGTGAATAAAGCGGCAATTCTATTCGTTAGCTCTCTTGGCGGAAAAGTCTCTGATGAAAGTGGGCGCAATACCGACATCATAGAAACCCGCGATTACAGTGACCTGATGGACAAGGTTCCGGGCGCTTACACGGAAATCAAAGAGATCACCTGGCCGGGTGATTACAACAAGAACGGCAGTCTGCGGATCATCCAAGACCAGCCTCTCCCCATGACAATCTGCGCAATCTATCCGCGAATGTGGACGACCGGCGAATGAAAATCATCGACTTTGAACCAGAGCACATCCTGCTCATTGAGCCTCAGCAATGCCAGCAGTACATCATTCGCACTATTGAATACGGACAGCAACTCGCTCAGGGCGACTGCTTTACCGGCGTTCAGGATGGTCGAGTGGTGGCAATTGGCGGCATTCTGCCGGTATGTGAGGGCAGGGGATACCTGCACATGATTGTGGCTGAGAATATGCCGCATCAGTGGATAAAGCTTTACCGGGCGGCGCGACGGCTCATTGATGCTGTTGAAAATGATTACATCCGCCTGGAAACGCTCAGTGCCTTTGGTGAGGCTGACCGCTGGCTGGAGATGCTCGGGTTTGAATTCGAGGGTGTGCTTCGCTGCATCCTCCCCAACGGTAAAGACGCTAAGTCATACAGCATAGTGAGGAAGTAAATGGCGGAATATCTCGCGGCCGGCGCAGCAGGGTTAGGTGCGTTGAGCAATATCAATAGCGCCAGGGATGCATCCAAGCAAAGCAACCTTAACGCTAAATTGCTTGACCAGCAGACGCGCAATGTCGCACTGCAAACTGGCTCTCAAGTGTCGCAAATTCGTCGCCAAGGTGATCAAGTGCTGGCTCAGCAGTCAGCTGGTTTTGCTGATAACGGCACGGGGACTGGCGGTTCAAATGCTTTGATTCAGCGTTCTACTGCCATCGATACAGAAATGGACGCGGCTAACGCGGATTACAATGGGCGCCTGCAAGTGTCCGACTTACAAAATCAGGCCAGTGCGTTACGGGCGCAAGCAAAAGCCCAGAAGCCAGGGTTGCTTAGCTATCTTGGCGGAGCTGTAAGCACCCTTTCAGCGTATAGCAAGGCTGGCGGAACCTTTGGTGGATCATCTTCAAAGAAATAGGTGAAAAATGGCGCGCATCCCCACGTACACAAGCCAGGTAGGCGTTCGTGCGCCATCTGCATCACAAATCAACACTCCAGTAGAAACCACTGATCAGAAGATGCTTCAGTCTGGGCTAAATAGCTTTGCTGATGCAGCATACAAGTTAGGCCAGCAACAACAAGCCGTGAAGAATACACAGCGCATGACAGATTACGTCAACGCGCAGAATGGCCTGAATCAATCACTCAATGAAGCACAGCAGCAGTCGAAGACCGGCATTGACTACATCCCTGCGGCACAGCAGATCATCAAACAGCATGAGCAAGATTTCTTCTCTGCCCATCCTGACATGTCTGAAGAAGAAAAGCAGGATTACACTCTCCGGTGGGCTCAGTCTCGAGGGCAGGTAGAAAATCAGGCCATTAACTGGGGTCAGAACCAAGCCAAGCAAATTCAGGTGGCTAACCTGAGTGATAGCGCATCTGCTATCGGCAACATGATTCTGCAAGATCCGAATACAGCCAAATCTATGGCGGCCAGCCATCTGCAGGCTATTGAGCAAAGTGACCTCGACCCAGCGGCAAAAGCTGAACTGGCTAGCCGCTCCCGCAATCAGTGGGCGCTATCCGCTGCACAGTACGGCATTAACACTGATGCCCAGCATGTTATCGATCAGCACGGCACTTTCCAGGCTGTTCAGGCAGCAGGCTCAGGCGATGGCATGGCAGCGCCTTCAGGATCTCCTGGCACTCTGGCAACGCGTAATAATAACCCTCTGAATGTCCGCTTCTCGTCCAGCAACCAGTGGGCGGGCAAGGGAGACGATAACGGCAGTGGTTTTGAGCAGTTTGATACAGCAGACCACGGATTCCGTGCCGGCCTGAAGTTGATGCGCAACCATATCAACAATGGCAATGACACGCTGGCATCCCTTATCAACAAGTGGGCGCCGGCAGCTGACAACAACAACCCCACGCAGTACGCCCAAGCGGTAAGTCAGCAGACCGGCATCCCGGTTGATGCCAAGCTCAATCCGAATGACCCACAGCAAATGACCGCTGTTGCTAAGGCGATGGCGAAGCAGGAAGGCTACGGCGCACCGGTAAGCGACAGCCAGCTTAACCGTGCGTGGTCATCACTGAACGACCCTAACCAGCTCGCGCCAGGCGTTCCGTGGGGGCAACTAACGCCACAGCAGACTAACGCCGTGATTAATCAGGCTCAGGCTAAAGTCGATCAGCAGAACACTCAGCGCCGCCTTCTGATGCAGCAGCAAATGCAGAATGACTCCGCGCTGATTGAGTCCGGCAACCCTGTTAGCAATCCTATCTCGCGTGAGCAGTGGATGAGTACCGCGCCGCATGATTCCACGCCGGAGCAGCTCACCATGCTGGATAAGCAATATCAGCAGTACGCGATGCTCAACGAGCTGCAGCCCATTTACTCTGACATCAACACCAAATCAGCATCTGCTGCACTGCAATCTGTACAGTCCATCAGGCCGCAAGGCAATGAGGATGATTTCTCTTTCCGCCAACAGCGTTACGCTCAGGCCGTACAGAAATATCAGCAGGTGCAGAAGGCGCGTGAAGATGATCCGGGCGGCTGGCTGTCACAGAACTCACCAGATGTTCAGGCGGCATTCCGGGCGTTTCAGCAAGACCCATCGCAGGGAGCAACGCTTGCCCAGGCCATCATGGTCGAGAAGTCTCGCCTTGGGATAAAAAGCAAAGACATCCTGCCCACTTCGCTGGCTGACGGTATCTTGCAGCAAATCGATACCAGCAAAGAGCAAAGCGTAACAGCCATCCAGTCAGTAGCTCAGCAGTTTGGCCCCTACGCGCAACAGGTAATGCAGCAGGTGCAGAAAAAAGCCGGCCCCGCGCTGCAGGTCGTGATGGCAACGGAGAACCCGCGGGCAGCAAACGCCCTCTGGCAAAACCGTAATGTGAAAACCGCAGACCTCAAAGATGCGATCAACACTGCAACACAGGGTGCATCTGATAGCGCCGATGGCGAATGGGCATCTCAATCAAAAGACTTTGCCGCGACAATGGTCGGCCAACCAGGCGGAATTCCTGTCTGGAACAATTTCAATGAGCAGGGTAGGCGACTTACCTACCTGAACATCCAGAAAGGCCTTAACCCCAGCGATGCGGCAAAGCAGGCTTATCAGGACATTCTGGGAAGCCAGTATCAAACCAAGGGTACATGGCGCTTGCCGGTTCGTTCTGGGCTGAATGTCGATGAGGTCTCTGACGGCGTTAATCACCTGACGGAGAATCTCAAACCCTCCGACATCACGCCACTGATTGGCGACCCCCGCATCAGTGATGAAGACAACCGGCAGCAGAGCCTTGATCGCATCCGTGATAATGGCGAGTGGGTGACAAACTCTGACGAGACGGGGCTAATGCTCACACTCAACGGTTTGGTAGTGAGTGGCTCTGATGGCCGACCCGTTACAGCCAGTTTCACTGACCTGGCAAAACTCGGCCAGCAGAACCGCAGCACCTGGAACAGCATCATGAATACGCTCAGCAAGCCTATGACCTACACGCCCGGCCAATCGAAGGGGTACTCGATTGAGAGCCAGCGCGACGCAATCTTGAAATCATTCCAGAACGGACAATCAACCGGAAGGTAATCGATGCCAATTTATACCGATGATCCCGGACAGGGGATTAACCAGCCTATCGGCAATGCCCCGGCCGGACTGGGTGAATCATTGGCGGCATCCTTCGGCCAGGGGTTCAGAGATGGCCCACTCATGTCAGGCATCCGTTTCGCGGAAGCTGATGCTTTTGCTAACGACACTGCTTCCCCAGTGGTCAGCAAAGCAGAGGCTGATGCGAAGCTCAAAGAGCTGGGCGTCAGGAGCATCAATATCCCGGAGGCGGGCGTAACGCAGTCATTCCTTGACCACGTTACAGAGTCACGCAAGGAGGCGTTGGCTAAACAGCAAATAGCAGCAGCGGCACCATCCGGGTTTATCGCTTCACCATTAAATGTTCTCGCGGGCATGGCCGGCTTTATGGCTGACCCTGCCAACCTGGCATTAAGTCTGGTTCCATTTGCCGGGGAAGCGCGTGCTGCAACATTCCTTGGCCGGGCTGGAGAGCGCTTTGTTCAGGGTGCCGTCATGGGTGGCGCCCAGACGGCGGTGACACTTCCTTTCACTGCTCAAGCGTCTGCAGCTGAGGGGGAAGATTTCACTATGGCAGCTGCTATGGAAAACCTCTTCTACGGCACTGTTGGCGGCGGGATTCTCCATGCAGGCGGTGGCGTTATCGCTGATGTAGTGCGAGGCCGCCGACCAGCCGCCCGGGGGGAAGAGGCTCCGCCAGTAGCGGCTGACAATATTGAATCTGCGCCACGGCGCTCAGGTGATCCCTCTGATTCAGCCACTCCGCCATTCCTGGATGATGCAATTGCGCGTGAGGCTGATAGCTACGCATACAGCCGGGCATACGATGAAGTGTTGCCGGACTACAGAAGTAACCTTGAGTCTGCACAGTCAGGACGGGTAGAGAACGTTGCTGATCTGCGGGCGGAGATTGCCAGCAATGGGTATCAGGCCTCACGGCTGGATGAAACGCTGTCAGACCGCGTTGCTCAGTATCAACAACAACGAGTGAAATACCGGGAAGCACGGCAGCGGGCGCAACGTGATATCGAGCAAGAGAAGCAGGCTTTGCAGGGGCGGAATGATGAAATCAACCAAACCCTAGAGCGTAACGCGGCCGCAGAGCGTGCCACCGGCGAGCAAGCAGCAATCTCACGTGGTGAAATCCCTGAAGGGCTTAAGCGCAGAATTGAGGAGCGTGCCGGGCAGATCAAAGGGGCATTGCAGAAAACACCGCTTGCTCAGGGTGTGCGCACGGCTGCGCAAAAAATCGATGCAGCCCACTGGTCACAGCGGCATAGCGCATTCCGCGCCGGCATCTCCCATATGCTCCAGGGCCGTTCGCCAGACGTTGAACCCATCTTTGATTTAACGGCACCAGAGCTTCGCGAATCCGCAGTGCGTCAGATTCAGCGGGGGCCACGCCCGGATGAGGATGCGGCAACCGCAAGATCAAGCGCTGAGGCCGAGATAGATTACCAGCGCGCATCTCGTGAAAACGCAGAATTGGTGAATGCTCAGGAAGACCTTGCGGCAGAGCTTGAGCTTGCCCGCAACATGACAGATGACCTTGATTCGCCAGAGCTTAGGCAGGCGCTGGATGACCTTACACGCGAAGCCAATGACGAAAGCATTATCAAAGGCCTGCAGGCTTATGCCGCCTGTATGCTCAGGAGAATTTAATGGCTAACCAGTTTCTCACTCAGTGTGAACATGTAGTTAATAAGGCCGCCGGCCGTGACCTATCTGAAGAGGAAATGGAAAATCTGGTCAATAGCATGGAAACTACGGTTCGCCGCATCCGCGCTGAAAATGAGTCAATCTCACTGGAAGAGGCGGCGCGTCGTGCTGCTGAAGATTTGGGTAATGCCGAGAAACTGGCGAAAGTGATTGAAGCCAGGAATAAAGCACTCAATACCCGCATAGCCGCTCAGCGGCTGGCCTTCCTGCGTGACAGCTTCCCAGACCGGCCAGATATTGGCTTGTCAGCCATTTTGGTTGGGCGGAATGAGTCACGAACAGGAAGCCGAGCCTCTGCCTCAGCGGAGCAGCATCAGCTGCGGTCGAAGTATCTTTCCGGGCTGAACCTCGACCTTGAGCAGGCTGGCGTGCTGAAGTTTCTGGCAAGCGGCAGTAATGATGCAGAAGTCGCTGATGCGATGTGGCGATTGGGGAAGGGCGAGCCTACGGATGGGTTAATGCCTGAGTCTGTGAAAATCGCGCAGATCATCACAAAATGGCAGGAAGCTGCGCGAATGGATGCCAACAAAGCAGGGGCGTGGATTCGCAAGATGCCCGGCTACATTGCCCGTCAGGGGCATGACATGATGAAAATCCGGGCTGCCGGCTATGAAGCGTGGCGCAATGCGATCTTGCCTCGACTGGCAAATGAGACTTTCGAAGGGGTTGAGAACACGGATGGGTTCTTGCGCAGCGTCTATGATGGTCTGGCTTCCGGTGTTCATCTCTCAGCTGAAAAACCGGATTGGATGAAAGGCTTCAAAGGCTCTCAGAACATCGCCAAACGAGCCAGCCAGGAGCGCGTGCTGCACTTTAAAGATGGTGTGGCATGGCATGAGTACAATCAGCAATTCGGCGTGGGGAGTCTGCGGGAAGCGATCTACGGCGGATTAGACGCATCCTCCAGAAGCACCGGGTTGATGCGTGTTCTTGGCACCAACCCAGAGAATATGGTGGATTATCTGGCTGACACTATTTCTAAAGACCTGAAAGGCAATGAGCGCGCTTTGAGGGCGTTTGCGGATGCGCGCCGCAGCCAGATCAAAAGCCAGCTTGCTGAAGTAACAGGCAAGACAAATATCCCCGGCTCAACGTCTCTCGCTCGCTTCGGTTCAACGGTACGAGCCGTGGACTCCATGATTAAGTTAGGAGGGGCTACTGTCAGCTCTTTTAATGACTTGGCCAGTAACGCCCTGGAATTGCGATACCAGGGAAAAAATATGTTACAGGCACTCAGCGAGTCTATTCAGGGAAGGCTTAAGAGATTCAATTCAGATGATCAGAAGCGCATCCTCAGCTCTCTCGGCGTTTACTCAGACAGTATGCGGGATGAAATCCTTCAACGATTCTCAGGCGATGTCACCATGCCAGGGAAAGTGGCGCGCCTGCAGCGTCAGTTCTTTCGCCTGAATCTGCTTAATTGGTGGACTGAGGCGTCACGTAAAACTACAGCAACGATGGTTTCTCATTGGCTGGCAGATAACGCCCATTCGCCTCACGCCACGTTAAATGGCGACCTGAAGCGTGCACTGGATTTGCACGGCATTGGTGAGCCCGAGTGGAATATCTATCGTCAGATGGATTTGCGGGGGTCTGAAGGCCGTAATTTCATGACGCCGGATGGCATCGACTCCATCCCTGATGAAGTGATCGGTAAATACCTTTCCGATAAAAGCATCAAGGTGAATGACCGAAGTCTTCAGGGTGCCCGCGAGCAACTTGCAGACAAGCTGCGTGGTTATGTTCTTGACCGTGTAATGGTTGGCATGACCGAACCCACGGCAAGAACGCGGGCGTTTATGAAGCAAGGGACGCAGCCAGGCACCGTTGAAGGGGAGTTGCTGCGCTTTATCGGCCAATACAAGTCTTTCACTGCATCGTTCATGCAACAGGCATTAGGCAGGGAAGTGTTTGGCCGAGGTTATACGCCAGCGCCGCTGGGACAAAGCCGCTGGGGCAGCACCTGGAATGCACTGTCTAAAAGCGGGAAAGGGGAGTTTGCCAGTATGGCTCAGCTGTTCCTGTGGATGACCACCTTCGGCTACCTGTCCATGCAAACCAAGTTGCTGCTTAAGGGGCAAACGCCACGGCCGGCAGATAACCCGAAAACATTTCTTGCCGCAGCTGTGCAGGGCGGGGGGATTGGAATATTCGGTGATTATTTGTTTGGTGAGGCCAACCGCTTTGGCAATGGGCCGATCACATCAATGGCGGGGCCTGTGGCCGGCAACCTTGATGACGTGATCACTCTATTTCAGAAAGCTCGTTCTGGCGATGCGAAGGCCGGGGATGCATTCAGGTTTACTGTCGATCACACCCCCTTTATCAACCTCTTTTATGCGCGACCGGTGCTGAATTATCTGTTTCTGAATCAGTTGCAGGAAGCTATGTCGCCAGGCTCACTGCATCGTTATGAGCAGAATATCAGGAAGAACCAAGGCAATGACTTCATCTTCCCGCCGTCTCAAACGATGCTCGGGCGCTAATGGCTTCTGAATAGCCCCATGACCCAGCCGCAAAAAGCCATAGAGTAATAAGCCCAGACGAACATAAGAACCATCGTTGGGCCTACTAATAACCCCCACCAGTCAAGATACGGCAAAGAGACAAGCGAAAGCACGACCGCAACAATAGCGGTTATCTCTATGTCTGATGACTGAATATCACGCATTACACCTCTTACCGCAGGTCAGCCCTGTGGGGATTACACACGCCCGGAGAAAGGCAGATGACTGTAGCATCTACGCAAAGTTTCATTGAGTATACCGGAGACGGGGCGAGCACAACATTTGCCGTTCCGTTTTATTTTTTGCAAAACAGCGATATATCGGCGCTTATTGCTGACGCAAGTGGAAATGTACAAGAGCTGACATATGGCGCCGATTACTCTGTTACCGGCGCTCGTGAAGATGCGGGCGGCATGGCTACCCTAAACAATTCGCTCGCCATCGGATCGACTCTGCTTTTTTTCCGTTCTCCGCCAGTCACACAGGAAACGAAGTACTACGAGAACGGCAAATTCCCGGCTAAATCACACGAAACCGCCCTGGATAAACTGACAATGCTGATTCAGGATCGGGGATGGCGGTTTGACGCTCTGGCGCTGACTAAGCCGAATAAGTACGCCAGATATTTTGACGCCAAAGATAATCGGATTTCCAATCTCGGTGCACCGGTTGATTCAGATGATGCGGCGACTAAGAGATATGCTGATGATCAAGACGAAGAAAATCGCAGCTTCACTCAGTCGCAGATTACAGCAGAAGCCGAGGCACGAAGAGAAGCTGATGCGCTTGAGCGCGATGCTCGTGCAGAAGCTGATGCCAATATTCAAAAGCAACTAACTGGAAACGTGCCTCTTGAGGCGAGCGCGTTCTCACCTATTTCATGGCATAAGCAGACTATCGATAATAGCGTCGATATTCCTGAAAGCATGAATGCGTGGTCATTCGGTCCAAAAGTGACTATTCAAGAAGGTCAGGTAATTACAATCCCGGGAGACTCTGCCTGGACAATTGCTAATGGGGAAAGCGTCCATAGCGGAGATGGGGTTTCTCTTGCCGAACTGCCCGGGGCTGATAGCACCGGTGTTATCCTGCAGGATTCGGTAATTTCCATGGCGGAAGGTAAATCAGATATTATTTATGTCCCGTCAGGGGTGTGGAGGATTTCCACTCCTATGGCTATGGGGTATAAAAAATATTATTACGGCCCGGGGGTTTTGAAGTTCGATAATGCGGAATGGTGGCGCAAGGGGGGTAGTGCAGGAACTGGGGTCGAAGAGAATTACACTCTTTTTTATAATTATGAAAACCAGTCTGATGTAACTGTAACTTTCAATGATATTGTCCAACCTATAACTTGGATTGATGCTTATACGGTAAGCGCTCCTGCATCCACAACCTATGACGCAGTTAAAATAAATATAGCCAATGGCACCTTAAACCTTGGCACCGTACCTGAATCTGTTAGGTCGTATAATGTGCTAGCAAATGGAGGAGGGAGCATTTCTCCGGCGCTGCCCGATCCAGTAACAAGCCCGGCAGGCATGATGAATACCGGCATGGGTGCAAGAAGCCTAAAGAATATTACTACGGGCGAAAATAACACGGCTTACGGTGGTAGGTCATTGATGACGCTTACTAGCGCCGTCAACCAGACTGCCATTGGCTTCCAGGCTCTTTATCGTTCTTCTGGTAATGGCAACACAGCAGTCGGTTCTATCGCAGGTGAGTGGCTAACCAGCGGGGAGTACAACTCTCTATTCGGTCTCTCTGCCGGTGCAAAACTAAAAACAGGTGGCTACAACGTAGCCGCAGGTTATGGTGCTTTGGGTGAATCGCCATCTTGCTCTTACACAGTTGCTATAGGTCATCGCGCCCTGGGTAACAGTGGAGACAACGAACCATCTTATGTTACGAGCATTGGCACCTTCGCCGGTGACTTTGCGTATGGCAGTAACAATACATGGGTAGGGTATAGGGCTGGATGTGGTGCAGCACTGAGCGACGGCCTTGAAAACGTTGCCGTAGGGTATCAGGCAATGCGAAACCAGTCTGGCGCAGACTATAACGTTTCCGTTGGGGTAATAAGCCTACAATCGCTGACATCAGGGCAGTATAACGTAGCTATCGGTCATAGCGCCCTCAATATTCTTACAACTGCGAGCTCAAATACAGCTGTAGGATATAAATCATTAAGCGCTTCCACAGCGGCATCTTTGACTGCGGTTGGGTTTCAGTCGCAAATGGCTAATACCACAGGGACGGGGAATACATCCCTTGGAAATAACACCCTGAAAGCAAACCAGACGGGGATTGATAACACCGCGGTAGGTGAATCTGTAATGTTGGTAGCTACAGGATCAAATAGCACAGCAGTAGGCGCCAGATCTCTAAACGCTCAGACTACTGGCAGCAACAACACTGCAATGGGTTATGAGGCCGGCAGGTTTACTACCACTTCAGCAAACAACGTCTCCGTGGGGTTCCGGGCTGGTCGTGCGCTTACCACAGGCGGGGAAAATACGGCTGTTGGCGCTGATGCTTTGCAGCTTGAAACCACGGGGACTCAAAACACAGCTCTGGGTAGATTAGCAATGCGAGTATTGCAGGACGGAACAACTCCTGTTGCTATAACAAATTCGACTGGCATTGGCTACGGCGCCTATGTTTCAGGCTCTAACCAGGTTCAAATCGGAAACAGTGCAACTACGACCTACGTTTATGGCACTGTGCAAAACCGATCTGATTCGCGAGACAAGGCTGATGTAGAAGACATTGATTTAGGGATTGATTTCATAAACGGCCTTCGCCCGGTGTCTGGCCGCTGGAATATGCGCGACGATTATTACACGTTCACTGAGGTGGAAACCGGCGAAACTGATAAGGAAGGAAACCCAGTAACCAAAACCGAAGTCTCTTTTGATGAGGAAGGTTATAAGGCAGAAACCAAAAAAAGGAAGCGTCTCCATCAGTGGTTTATCTATCAGGAAGTGGAAGAGCTAATCCAAAGCCTCGGACTAAACCCTGACGACTATGGCTTCCTGCAGAACGCAAAAGTGAATGGAGGTGTTGATGTCGGTTCGCTTGGTTATGACGAATTTATTCCCCCTGTGGTAAAAGCGATCCAGTCATGCTGGTCACGCATAGATGAGTTAGAAAAAAGAATATCCAATCTCGAATCAAAATAACCCGCTTCGGCGGGTTTTTTATTTCCCGCTATTCAGATTTACATCTAAGGATTAAATAATGAGTTTATTACGCGTAGACCAGCTATCCCCGACAGATGATTCCGTCACTATTGACGTTGAAGATATTTACTCTGCTGCTGTGGGAGTTCCGGCATCAGATGTGAAGATGGCATCGCCTGATAATCGATCACTGGCTCAATGGGCCGGTGATTTTGATAGTGTTAAGAAATATGGTGTTATTGGCGATGGCATTACAGACGATACGGCGGCATTCCAGAAGGCGCTGAACACCAGTGGTGGCGGGCTTTATATTCCAGCTAACACAACAATATACCTGAAGTCTAAAGTGACACTTCCGAATAAGAATTTTCGCCTTTTCGGTCTTGGGCCAACCAGCATCATCACCGGCACGGCTTCCACTTTGGTCGCGTTCGGTTCATCAAATGCAGACGCCAATGGCAGCTATTACACCATTGAAATTGTGGGGGTCTACTTCCAGAGCAGCACCACCTCAGCGGTTATGCTGGATATGACCAGTGTGTGGGATGCCGGCGGCAAAAAACCTCACCGAATTCGAAACTGCCGGTTTACATCAGGCGCAGCAGACATTAAATGCATCAAGATGAGAGGAGTATGGTCAGCACTGATCGAACAGAATGATTTCAATTCAACGCTTGGTAGCGGGAAAACCTCTAATGGAGGGTACGGTGTTTTCATTAACGTAAGTGACAATATGAATACGTGCGTGATGAACACGCTGATTCAAAATAACACCTTCCTTTCAGTCCCGTACCCTGTGTACGTGACAGGGCGAACCGTGCAAAACGGTGGGCGAGTGGAGGGTGTGAAGTTCCAAAACAACAACGTTATCCAGGCAGCGACTGCATGCTATTTTGACCAGGTTCTTGCACTAGCTGTGGAGGATAACCAGATCAGTGACTGCTCTCTGGGGTTGTATCTCAAAGCCTGCTTCCAATGGGTTATTGGTGGCAACACGGAGATCACTGCGGACACTTATCCAATTTATTTGGACTCCGCCTCATACGGATTCAATGAGTATGGGTCAATCATCGGAAACAACATTCAGAACCAGACAACGGGCGGCGCTGGGATTAGTATAACCAATAATGTCGGCGATCAATTAATCCGTAATTTGACTATTACCGGGAACACGATCGCAGCATCGACGGCATCTACTACGACCTTTGGCATTGCCTTAGGCGGCTCATCTGCAGTATCCAATATCAACGTTTCCGGAAACGTCTTTATTGGACATCAGATCGGTTTTAACTTTGGCATTGCATTAACTTGCCCCAATGTCAGGGTACGGAACAATATTTACAACTCGACTGTTTCGGGGTTTGTGGCTGTAAACATTCCTGACAGAACATCAGTCCCAACTTATTATCAATATATTAAGACCGGAACCAGAACCACCCAAGCATCTGAAACCTCAATTTCTGTAGATGTAACTGGAGCAGGGTTTACTGCCAAGCCAGTTAGCGCATCTATGCAATTGACAACTCAGCCGGCTGTACGACTTGTCTATAGTTACGATAACTCAAACACGACGACCCTTTACTTTACAGTTATAGGCACATCGGTAGCGCAAACAGATAGATGGGTACTGGAAGCCAGTGGCTTTTCACCGCTGGGCTTCTAATGAAAAAGGGCACGCAATCGTGCCCTTAAATTTAGCCAGCAATTTGATGCCGGGGAGAAAGCAAGCCGGTGCAGATTTTCATCACCGCTACAATGCACATCATCTCGAACACCATATCAACACGTAGGCCTGATGCGTAAACTGTAGGTGTCAGCCCCATCATTGTCACGGTCATATAGCCGATCAACATTGCCATGATGGGAGTGGCCCCAATATATTTCTTCAATGCCATATCGAGCATGATGATGAACATTGATGAAATAACAGAAAACAAGTAAAGGTAAGAAAGAAATAACTTACCTGCCGACCATATAGTAGCATTAACGGGTACACTGTTAAAAAAGAACCCACCGGCAGGTATCCCTGTTAATGCCTTAGCAATCGAAATTGCCACGAAGGTTATCACAATAAACATTGCCATCTTTATGGTGATGCCCATGTTACCACTGACCGACCTGAAGTAGATAATAGCTAGAGACAAGACGATAAGAGGGAAGTTGGCGCGCATAGTCATTAGCTGGTGAAGCTTATCAAAACCCAAAGCTAATTTAATAGAAAGGCCATATGTTTGATATTCAGGGTACCAATTCCATACCTCCTCAGAAAACCTTCTTTCATTTCCCGGAGCTTTAAGGCAAATTATTAGATTTATTACAGCAATAACTATCAGTGCATAATTAATTTTGTTTCTGCTCTCCTTTTTGAATGCAAGCAGCGCGAGCATTGCTATGATGAATGCGACCCCTGCTTGCTCCATGTAAGGAAAATAAAACGCCAGAACCAAACAAGAAATCTTCTCAAAAATACTATTGCTATCAGAAATTGCAACGGAGAAAGTATATAGAGCGACAGATATTGGCAGCAGGTAATTATAAAATCCCGTTATCCACCATGAAGCGTCTGAATTAATATCATACGGTATTGATGCAAAAAGTAGTAGAGCTATTGAGCACCCGATGATGTTTGCTTTCTGGCCCGCAATGCGGCATGCAGAGTAGCATGAGAGCATGATAGATACTGGAACGCCAACCTTCCACAGCCATGTGTAGCCTATTGTGGATGTCATCAACCACTCAAGCATGAACCTGCCACTCCATTGGTTGTATCGAGCAGCAAGAATTTCCATCATGTTATCGGAGTTAAATATCGACAAGAATATTTTGTCATCATCGTACCCCCTCAGCGACAAGCTATGAGAAATAAAAAGCAGATAAGCCAAGGATGACATGATCAACGTCAGCAAAATCCATTTATTTACATTCGTATTTAGCTGCAT